TCTATGACTGCTGAGAAATCATCAGAGCGTTCTGTGCCAACTTATGAAAAACCAGTCACGAGGTCTATGACTGCTGAGAAATCATCAGAGCGTTCTGTTCCAACTTATGAAAAACCAGTCACGAGGTCTATGACTACAGATAATTCCTCAAAAGTTCTTAGATGGGCTAATGAAATAGCAAGTGTTCAAAATGATGGAAGAAATACTTCTGAAAAACTTAATAAAAGTATTGAAGAAATCCATAAATGGATACGAGAAAACACAGAATCAACTGCTCCTATTTACAAAAAACCAGTTACGCGCTCTGAAAAAAAATATAAATATTTTGCACAAATGGAAGAAAAACCAATTACAAGATTGATGAGAGCTGTTGAAAAAAGTAAATCTTGTAAAAAATGTAATAATTGCAGGTGTGTTTAAGTTTTACATATTATAAGTTTTCATATATTATATATTACTAGAAAATGCAAAGTTATAAAGAGCCTTTAACTTCATTTGATGTGAATTCAACAAATTTAGATGTCTTTAAAAAGAAATTACAATTAGTTCATGGTATTCCTGATAGGTTATTAATCTCTTTGGAAATCGAAAGTATACCAAAAAATATAGATAAAAAAAGAGAAATTTATTTTTCTGAAATACAGAAATATATACAAAGTGATAACGTTAAATTATTGAAAAATATAATAAACATAAATAATTCAAATCGAAAAATAATTGAAAGATATGATGAACATAAACAATTAGAAAAAAAACTTGAAAAAAGTATTAAACAATTTAAAGATAAACATGATAAGACTGTTGTCGTAAGATTGTTAAAAAATGTAAATAGAGATAAAATATTTGCTTTTTTTCATTATTTAAATTACAAAAAAATATCAAGCACAAAACCTGTAAATAAATTAAACGTTGTAGATCATATAGACGATTTTATTCTTAAGAAAAAGATATATGGAATGTTTATCGATGATCTTATGATTGGATTTATGATTATAGAAAGTAGCAGAAAGTTTGTAACAGACTTTTCAAATAATGAAAAAATAGATACATTTTATATCCAAGAAATATATATAGATCATAATTATAGAAGAAGAAATCTGGCGTCAATTTTAATTCAATATGCTGTATTACGCTGTCCTTTACATAAGAATTATATATCATTGATGACATACGAATCCAATCCAATGATGATTGTTGCACAAAAATGTTGCAATTTTGTACTACAAGAAACACCATCGGGATGTCCTATTAATACAAAGTTGCTTATAAAATGTATGTCTGAAAATGATTATAAGAAAATGACCGTAAGAATATCAAAAAGTTAATATATATTTTTATTAATTTTATTAAAAATTGATTATACAGTTGCATTATTTTTTTGACATATACTTAAGTATATAAAATGTCTTTCAACGATGATCTTATCAAAGAGTTCTCTGAACTTGTTCTTGCTAATGATACTGATATTAGTCTTACAGAACTTAAGAAGACTCTTGGAGAAGTCTACAAGACTATGAAGACAAATGAGAAGAAAAAGAAGACAGAAAAGCCTAAGAAAGCACCAACTGCCTACAATATCTTTATGAAGCAAAAGATGCAAGAGATTAAGAATTCTGACCCAAGTATTCCTCCCAAAGAAAGAATGAAGATTATTTCAACATATTGGTCTTCGCTTTCCAAAGAGGAAAAAGAAGCTTATAAAAATTTCAATACAATAACAGTAAAACAAGAGTTTAATGATGACAATCAAGAAATGATGTACGAATAAAAATGATGGATTGTGTCAGGTCAAAAAAACTTGCAAAGTATCAATAAGCAAGTTTTTTTGATCTTTCAAATAAGTAGATATGATAGGAAAAGAAAATTTAATAACGATTCTTTTTATAGCTAATTTATGCAATTTATCATATAGAGAACCAAATGAACTAAAAGAAATATCTAATAAAATGCCTGATTATACTCGTTATATAGAAAGTAGTGAATATATAACAAATGAAGAAACAGATGCCCAGGCATATATTTTTCATGATACTGATACGATATATATATGCTTTAGAGGTACATCAAGTTTAAAAGATAAGGCAACTGATTTAAAACTATCAATGAAAACATTTTTGCATGATGAAGTAAAAGTTCATAAAGGCTTTTATGCACAATATAGTTCTATATCGGATAAAATTAAACTAAAATTGGATTACTTAATGAAAAAATATAATCAAACTAATATAATATGTTGTGGACATAGTTTAGGAGCTGGTCTTTCAACAATATGTGCAGTAGATTTAAAATATTCTACTTATAAAAATGTTAATTTGTCAAACATTACGTTTGGATCACCAAGAGTTGGAAATACTGGTTTAAAAAACTTATACAATTCTTTAATAAAATGTGGCAATTCTTTTAGAATTATAGATGAAAATGACCCAATAACATATGTACCAATGTATTATAAATATCATCATATAGATGATGCATATTGTTTATGTGAAAATAAAATTTCAATTAAGAATGAACAAAAATGGCATAAAAGATTGCCACATGCTTTGAAAAATATGAAGTGTTGTTGTAAAATGTTTGACGATCACTCAATGGATAATTATATTGATTTGATAAAAAAGAATATAGAAAGTAAGGTATAGATAATTATCCTTATTCATATCTTATCATTGATGAATTATTATTATAAACTATATTTGAAATAATATCTACATTATCTTGAATAATTTCAATATGGGATACAAGTGTAATTGATTTATATATTTTTAATAATCCTTTCAAAAACGATGGGATAATTGAAATGTTTTGTTTATCACAAGCAGTAAATCCTTCATCAAAGAACAATTGAGAACATTGGCGATTTCCGAAAAGACTCATTCTTAAAGCCAATGACATAACAAACTTTTGAAATCCAGATGCTTGATTTATAGAAATATATTGACTGTTATCATCGTCTATTTTTACAAGCCAGTTAATATGAATTATATCTTTAAGTTCGCTAATATAATAGTCTAATTTGAAAGGTTTTGTATTGACGTGACATATATTCTCAATATATTTATTAGACCTATCTACTATTTTTTTTAATATATAGTTATTATATATATCTTTTCTATAGGTTTTGAATTTATTAATAATTATTTCAATTGTTGATATTATATTTGATATTTTATTATCAGCTGATATCAATATCTTCTTGTTCATCTTATTTTTTTCATTAATACAATATATCGTCTCTAATTTTGCTATTTCATTACCTAATCTTATAATTTCATTATGATTTTCATCAATCTTATTTTTAAGATTCTTTTTATCTGTTATCATTTGTTTTTTATTTTTGTGTAACTTATATTCATATGTATTTATTAAAACAATCATATGTGAACAATATATCAAATTGCTGTTATGTTGCTTTTCCCAGTTTTCATAATCTGATATTATTTTATCTAATTCTCTTTTTCTTGGTAATATATTTTCAATATGATATATTTGTTCTGATATTTCATCATGTTCGAAAATAATTTTACTTTCGACTTTCAGATAGTTTTCATAATCTTTTTTCCATTCAATATATTGATTATAGTATTGAATGTTTACGTATTCATTATATAGATATACAGACTGTTTATTAAAGTCTTCTATAGTTAAACTATACAATTCATACTCTTCATTCAGTTCTTTAATTTTGTTTTTCTTCTCTTGAATGTTGTTACTTGTTTTATCAATACATTTACAAATTTTATCATATTTCTCTTTTTCCTGATAATAATGTAACATAGATTTAAGATATTCAATATATTTCAAATCTTTTCTAATAATTTCAGTATTTTCTAAAACCATTCTATAGTCAAATACTTCCAATTTATTTATGATATTTTCTAAATGCATTTTTTCTTTTGTTAATGTCTTAATTCTTTGAACCCAAGGTCTTTTACAACAAAATTTACATTCCGGATCATAATCGTAATCTTCATTTGTTATAAGAGTGTTAAGTTCTGTATTAATGTTTATTAATTTATCCTTAGAATCATTTAATTCGTTAAATGAATCAGAATTCAGAATCTTTTCATTTTCATGAAGATTAATTTGTAACTTTATTTCATCATAGCTATTCAATACTTCAATTATTTTTTTTGAAGTTTTATAAACACAATTAGAATCAGGATTGTTTAGGATTCTACTATATTTATATTCATATAATTCATCAAGTTTTGCTTGTTCTTTTTCAATATATTTATTATGTTTTTCTATTGTTGTAGTAACTGTTTTTTGAAATTTAATAGATTGTTTGTATTCATCAAAAGAAATATCATAATTACAATTATATATACTCGTATCATTGTATTTCATAATTAAATTATTTGCAATGCAATATGTTTTTAAAGTATTGAAATTGATATAAAGTTCATCTATTATATCTGAAATGTTTTCAGGTGATTGAAAAGATGACACAACAACTGGTTTGTTATGATTTAAATTGATAATTATTTCATCAATTTTACTTCTTTCTTTTTTAATGTTTTCAAAACGATTCTTTAATACTGATATTTCATCATCAGTATATTCTTTCATATTTTTGTATTTAGATAAACGTTCTTTTTCTTCTTCTATAAATTTCTTTTCACATGGTTTTTTGGTATCATTATCATATGTAATAGATGAATCATATAGAGAAGAGTATTTTATAATAGATTCAATTGATTGATTATATAAATAGTTAGAATATTCTTTTTTATTTATTTTTATTTTATTATATTCTTCGTCAGTTATATTTTCATTATTATCAATTAATAACACAAAATCGCTATCGTCATGTATATCTACTTTTATACTTTCATATTCATTTGTCATAGATATTTCTTTTTGAATTAGTTTTTGGTAAATACTTTTTTTATCATCTAAATCATCCGATTCTTTTATTATAATATTTTCATAAACAGATTTTTTGTTATCAATTGTTTTTTTCATATCTTTGTATTTATTTAAACACCCTTTTATAAGAGTGAATAGGTCATATATGTAATCAAGATTACTTGTTTTATCAATTAATGCAAGACAATCTTTATAATTCATTTTTAAGATATCATTATCAATAGTCTGTGTTATCATAGATTGCGTAAGGAAATCATCAATAGTTCCAAATGTTTTTTTGATGAATTCGGCACATGCATTTTCTTTTTTAATTTGAATACCGTTTTCATATATAGTTACCTTTTTTTGTAATACATTATTTACTTTAGAGAACCTTCTTACTATTTCATATATTTTATTATTTGAAATTATTTTTACCTTAACATAACCATCATTGCTATGATGATTTATAATACCTTGAGATATATTATTTTGTCTTCCATATGTTATTTCACCCCATATTGATAGTACCAATATATCATATATAGCAGATTTACCAGTACCATTGTTACCTGCAATTAAGAAAGTATTGTTTAAACTATTTTCAAAGTTAATATAATTAACACCTTGAAAACAATACATATTTTCCCACTCCAAATAATGAATAGTAAATTCATTTATTTTTTGTTTAATATCATCACTTTTGATACAGTTAGATATTAATGCAGATATTTCTTTATTTTTTTTAGAACATTCTGTGTGTAAATCTTCAGGATATTCATCATGGTTAAATAGAAGAGTATCGTAATTTTTTACAATATCATTTAAAATATTATGTTGTTCTGGTGTTAAGTGAGAATGAAAGTATTTTAAAATATCTCCTTTGTCAATATAAATTGAATCGTTGTCATTAGAATGATTTGATTCTAAACTGCGCTTATGTTCTATTCTATTGATTATATCAAAGGTAAAGTTATATCCTTGTAATTTTTCAATATCAATATATGAGTATAGCTTTATGTATAAGTGAGATGGAAAATTCGGATCTTTTGTGAATGAATCAATTGGAACATATTTACCTCTATTTTTAATAAGAATTATATCATCTTCTTGTTTTACATTTACAAGTCCGTACTTATTGAATACATTTACTTCTTCAATAGTTTTGTTAAATAGATCCCATATCATGTAACCATGATTGATTATATCTTCTCCGTAATTTTGTTGTATTAATGATCCTGAGTATCCCCATAAAGTATTTTTGTAAGTTCCAAATTGTCTCAAATGAATATCTCCCAATACTGCAAAATCAAAATCTTTTATCCATTCAAAAGGATATGGTCTGTGCTCTTCACCTACACAAGTTCCATTATATAAAGATACATTTGCAAAGGTACCATGAAACAAAGCAACTTTATATTTAGACGAGGAATAATTAAATTGTGGTAGATTTTCTAATCGTCCACGTGTGCTATGTGAATCTAAAGTATCGTCAATGCTTATATAAGAGAAACATACATCATCAATAACAAATGTTGTAGATTTATCTAAAAGGATAAGATTTTCAATTTCAATAGTAGAAGAAACGAGAGAAGGTTGATTGATTTCACTTTGATTTTTGTCGTGATTACCATGAAAAATTATAGTAGTTCCTATTTTTGTAATATTATGTATGAAAGTTTTGTATAAAAGAAGTCCGTGATTCGCTATATTATTTTTATTATGAAAAATATCACCTGATACAATTATAACGAAATCATCTGGAGAAATTTTAAGTTTTTTGATATTTTGTTTTAACGATTTAAATAATTTATCAAATACATAATTATATTCTTCATATCTCGACTGTTTTATATCACCATTTCTTATATGCAAATCAGAAATATGAAATATATATCTTAAAGACATTGAATATTATTGTATAGTATATAATAATCATTTTTTATATATAACATAACTGTAATAAATGAAAGTGTTATATTTTTTTATAACAAGTTTATTAGTTATTATAACAACTTCAAATGCTCTTGTTGTATCATTACCAACAATTACAAAAAACAAGGCAATTATATCTGATATAAATATAAAAAAATTATCCAAAACAGATAAGATAGAATTAAAACATCTTTTTGATACAATACCTTTAATAATATTCAAAAATCAAAAAATATCACCAAAAGAGCATTATGAATTTTGTAAAATATTTGATGAATATCATAATAATAATACAATACATGAATATAATACATATTCAAAAACTACACCACAAGTTGCAGTAAGAGGAAACTTTATGATATCGAAAAATGTTCACGGAGGGATAGGTTACGAGCCTATATTTAAAAATAATTATGTATGGAGACAAGATATGGTTGGGTCTAATAAATATCTACCACCTGTTGTAAGTAGTTTTCACATATTAATGGTTCCTGATAAAAACAATTGCAGAACACTTTTTGCAAGTTTAGAAGATGCATATGATGATATTGATATGATATTAAAAAAAGAACTACAAACATATAAAGTAATATATCAAAATGATAAAGAAAGAATATATTTAAGTAACTGGGACAGTTCTGGATATGTTAGAAAGGATATTCAGTTAGAATATGGTGATAGTAATAATACAATATATCCTTTATTTGTATATTCTGACTCAACAAAATATAGAAAGACAATTATGATAAATCCAATGAATTTTTTGAAGTTTAAAGATTTAAAGTTTGACGACAGTAATGATTTATTTAGGTATATTATGAGAATTATTTTGAATCCAAGAAATATAATTGAGTATAAATGGCAACAAAATGATTTGATTATTTTCAACAACAGAAAGTTAATGTATACATTTTCTCCTACAACAGAATATGGTGTTAGAAAAAAAATATTATATACAGTTGTGATGATGGGAACAAATGAGCCATTAAATTCTGTTATGTAAAATAATAATATGAAAAGGTAAGAGTAAATGTCTTTAGGAGAAATACCCGAAGATGTTTTCAATAATTATATCATAAAAAACATATCGTTTTGTGATATATTTTTATTGAAATATGTTTCATCGAACTATTATAAAAATAATAAGGAAATGTTCATTGCAAAATTAGGAAACCAATATATATATAATGCATTTATGAAAGCATTGGAATGTGCAAATGATAGTCATTTATCACAAAATGAAGTATTGTACATTCTTGATAATATAAATGACAATGATAATTTTATAAAAAGCCTTGAAATATATCCGCAAACTGAATCAGAACAAGTAATGAACAATACTTTTTACATATTTCAATTTATATGTGTATATTGTAAATATATAGATGATTCATATTCAAAACACCTTCTTATAGACATGATGTTTGAATATTTTAGTAAAATATTTTTTTTAAAGTATCATAACATTGATTTAACATTTTACGGTATCCATTATCATTTGCAAACTAAATTCAAATACAATAATTACGAATGGGAATCATCTGCTATAAATTTATATTATATATATGAAAATCTTGTATTGATGTCATGTTATTCTTCAAAAATATCAGAAATATATGATAATATACTTGATATGGAAGATATGATTATATATGACAATCATTATATACACGATTATAATAAGACATTATACTTAATATCTGAATTAAATGATTATATCATTGGTAAAAAGTTTAAGTGCTATACAGCATTTGAATTGTTTCGTTATATAGATTATTTGTTTTCATTAGAAGACCAAAGTAAAAACCCTTATTATAATAGCGAGGTTTTTTTAACAACATTATCACATAAAGTTTCTGATATAAAAAAAGAGTTAATGAAAAAGGCAATATACCAATATAGTTTCAGAAGTTTCAAAAAGAGTTTCATTGTGATGATTCAAGAATTGCATAAAAAGATTAATAACTTCGCTCCAAAATATATACATAATAATAATAGAAAATAGATATGTCAATATATCTTAAAGAGTACATAACTTTATTTTTCAGAAATTATTCAAAGTTTTATAAAATTTTTTATTTATCTTTCGTATGTACTCTCTGAGATATCTTGTATAAAAATTGATATATTTTATATTATAAAGGAAATAAGTAATACAATGGAAATATTCAATATTCATAAATATAGATTTAGAAAAAATATTGCAGCATTTGATTACGATTGGACTTTGGTAAAACCTAAATCTGGTAAAACGTTTCCAAAAGATAAAGATGATTGGATATGGCTTCGTCCAAATGTTCCAGAAGTTTTGAAATCTTATTATGACAAAGGATATTCTATAGTGATATTCACAAATCAAAGTAAAGTATGGAAAGTAGAACAAATAAAGGAAGTACTAACGATACTTAACATTCCTATGATGATTGTTATAGCGAGAGAGAAAGAATTTTACAAACCAAACTCATATATTTTTACAGAAAATATTAAAAAAGAATGGAATAAAAGTAAATCATTTTATTGTGGAGACGCCCTTGGAAGATCTGCTGATTGGTCAGATAGTGATAAACAATTTGCAGATAATATAGGTATAAATATAAAACAACCTGAAGAAATATTTCATTTTGCAGATACACAAAAAGTATCTCATTCTCGAGAAAACTTCATAAATGATAGGCAAGAAATGATAATTATGACAGGATATCCAGGGAGTGGAAAGAGTACTTTTATTAGACAACATTTCAATAACAAATATAAGGTCATTAGTGGAGATGAATTAAAAACAATTAAAAAAATAATAGATAGTACAAGAAAAGTCTTAAATGAAAACCATTCTGTTATTATAGATGCTACCAATCCTTCAAAAAAAAGAAGAGCAGAATTTATTGAAATAGCAAAAGAATTTAAAATTCCAGTTAAATGTATTTATATTACAACTTCTCTTGAAGAATCTCAATATAGAAATAATGAAAGATCAAAAAATGGAAATGGAGTACCTAAAATTGTATATAATATTTACAAAAAAAATTTCGAAGAACCTATGGAGGATGAGGGGTGTAGTGTAATAAAAATATAAAAAATGATAAATAATGCTTTATTTTATATTATAAACAATGTATGTTATTAATATTTCAAGTGGTTATCGTGGAAGGAAAAGAGGAAAGACTGATGTAGATATGTTTATAGACAAGTATATTCATAATTTTCAAGACAAAATAAATGATGATACAAATATTATATGCTTTATAGAAGATTTCGTTAACAATTTATCATTAGTTTCAATAAATAAAATAATAAAACATCATTGTACTCTTGAAATCTATAATAAGCTTATAGAATATTATATAAAAGTATACGAAAATATGGAATATATTGATGATAAATATAAATATATTGTAGAAGGATATGATAATGATAATATTAAAAAAAATATTGTTAAACTTATATTGAAGAATATAATTAATGAAACAGATATATTGTTGTAAAAAATATAATTATATATTATGACAGAACCCAATATAATATCAAGAAGCGAAGGTCATATATTTAAGACATTTTTTACATCAAGAAAAAAAATATTAAACAATATTGCAAAAATAATAGGATATGATAAATATGGATGTAAAGAATGTGATATCTCTTCCAGAGATAGTAACGTCGATGGATATCATGATGAAAAACTTAAAAAGAGATTAAGAGAGGGGTTTTCTCTGAGGAAGCCATTTAATAGTTCATGTGATAGTATTTTCACAGATTATAGTGTATAATGTTTATGTATATTACCAAGCATTCCGGGAGCTTTTGGAAAATATCTGAATGATTTTTGTCTTGTAAATGTATGATAATCTATTCTGAGTTCATTACAATTATTTTTTTGAAAGTTAATATTCTCATATAAATTGTTGTTCGTCATTTTAGTTGATGTATTTTCTTATATTACATGATCATTTTTTATATAAACCAACTGAAAAGAAAAATGAGACAAAGTTACTTTTTTTCCCGAAACTAAAAATATTTAGATATTTATTTTATGATTTTATAATAAGATAGTTTAAAAATAGTTATTTTAATAATGTTGAAATATGTTATTATTTTGACCATTATAGCAAATACATATTGTTATAATATTCCTTTAGTAAGTAATAAGATAAACAAATTTTTGTTTGAGTTTGATTTTCCAAATATTAATGTAAATGACGGTATTAAACATATACATTTTCCAGAACATATTAAAGAAGCTCATAAATACGGAGCTCCATTTTTCAAGATTAATGAAGTATATGAACCAAAGAAAAAAAAGATTAGTTTTGATTGCGAAACAATGGGGAGAAAGTTTGAAGTTACACAATACAGTAATTGTAAATTTGATTCTACATTAGTTTTTAATATTCAAAAATCTAAATCAGAAAGACCATTTTTAATATTAAAATTTATTGTAGAACCATATGAGAACGATAAATCACATAAACTATATATAAATTTTATGTTTTGGAATTCATTATATTATTTATTATCTCCTTTATTTCCATTATTTGTATACATTAATAGTTTAGAAGATAAATATTTTTTCACAAATCATAAAGATAAGCTAATAGTAGAAAATGCAAATTTTATAAAATATAGAGAAGAGGTGATGAAATAAACGAGGCAATAAAATAGATTTAACAATTAGAAACAATATAATATTCAATATGGATATTAAAAAGTTTTTAGCATTATTGTGTGTTATTGGGGTATGCGAATCTTTTATATCACCTGTTATATCACCTTTTCATTATAAATCTATTGTTAAAAGAAACAGTAATATACCTCTTAGAGCATTTAATATATCAAATGGGGAAATAAACAGGCCTTCTGGAATTATAAGAAAACCAATTCCAATTATAAGTTTCGATGAATTCTTTTTAAATATCAAGAATATCAATCGAATGTATTTGACATCTACATGTGATAGGATTATTATTGTATATGGCCATGGAAATAAAGGAGTATTATATATCGAACAGTTTCAAGTAAAAATTATAGAATATCTTTTATCACAAAGTGATGCAACAATTACTATAGAACAACCATATGATCTCGATAATCCAAACCATTATTTATATTGTGAACCACGTCCATTATTCCAAAGTATATATTATAATGACATTGATACTTCTCATATAATAGATGAAGAAGACGAAGATAATTATTGGAATGAAGGTTTTGATGGAGAATTATATTAAAATGTTTATTTATTATAGGTATTATAAGAAATATGTTAAATGAACAAAATGGGGGAGTCATTCCTCGAAAAAAAGATTCTCGAGCTTTTAATCTTACTTCAATGTCTAAAGCATTAGATGAAATACTCCAAATTGAATCACCTGCGTCTGCCCTACTTGCAGAAAAAGCATTTAAACCAGCAAATAGTAAAATATCAAAACCAAGATCTCGAAAAGATAAGGAAATGAAAGGTACAAAGGAAGCAAGTAGAAAGTCACTTCGTATTCAAATTAGTAACACTACTCAACAAGAAAAACTACCAGTTGCTGTACAACAAAAACCAAAACCAAAACCAAAGCCAGAATTAAGTAATGTACAATTAGATTCATTATATTTATTTTTAAAAACAAATAAAGATTTTACAATAGATGAAAATAAAGAACACGAATTCAGAAAAGATTTTTATAATAAAATGGGTATTAAACAAGAAAATAAATTAGGAAAGGTATTAGGTTTCTTGGTTCAATATTTAGTTCAAGAAAAATTAATAGATGAATCAAAATTAACACAATTTTATGAAAATTATAATAAAAAAAGAAATGCTCGTGCTAGTGCTTATGTTTCTGATTCGAAAGCGCTTCAACCAATGTCGACGATTTCAGAAGAAATGATAGACGGTGGAAGAAAAAAGGGAAAGGGAAAAAAATAATATAAAAAGAAAATAATATTTTAAAAATATGGAAAAGGAATTAGATTCTGTTGTATTATCTGTTGTTGATAAAATAAAATCAAGATCAAATGTTGGTTTTAAAAAATATGGAACTGATATGGATAGAACTGATTTGTCGATAGAACAGTGGATAACACATTGTCAGGAGGAATTAATGGATGCTATGATTTATTTGGAAAAGATTAAGAAAATGATGACAAAATAATTTTTTAAAGACTATATGAAAATAAATAAATGTATACTATAATAATGCCACCAAATACGATAGAATCCATTATAATTCAATTATAAATAATATATACATTTATATACATTTATATTCATTTTTTTTATTTTTTGTAAAAAATGATTCACATATTAATATTACACTGAAAAAGCAAAGAATGCCTTTTAAGACAAATGCCTTTACCGTTATGGAGTATTACAACATGGATTTGATAATCTTCGTTGAATATGAAAATATCAATGATTCCACTGACAAGTATCTCAAAGTTATTATTAATCGCGAATATGATGGTGAAATGATTAATATTTTCAAAATGGATGACACTATTTCCAAGGAGCTGTTAGAAATTTATGAATACAGTAAGACTGTTTCAAAAATTGAGAAGAATGATGATACGTATGTTGTTTGTGGTCAGCGTATTAACAAAAAAGATTCTTCTTACAAAAAGATTCTCTATAATAAAAATAATCCTTTACAAAATACAAACATTGATATTGATGTATCTCCAAAAATCATCAGCAATGAAGCATCAGAATATTATAATCGTATTTTGAAAACCATTAACTGGAGATGCCAAGAAGTGCGATAAAATAAGATTTGAAAAAAAAATATATAAGTATATATGTCATCTAATAGCATCGATAAGCTTGTAAAAAAGATGGAAAAAACTGGTTTTTTTCCATTTCAACAATATAAACAACCATCTGTTTCCGCTTATGAAATAAAAAAATTAAATGAAAGCATTGATAAGTTAAATGAACTTATGAAATCATTAGTATTAACATCACAAACATCTAATTCATTAAAAAAAGTTGTAAGTCCTAAAAGAAGTAGTACAGGAACTACAGGAAGGTCTGATAAAATAAAAGAATATATAGAATTGTTTGATAAACAAGAAATTATTTCTAAAAGAGAAAGTAGTGGTTCAATTTCTGATAAAATAAAAGAATTAATTGAATTATATGATAAGAAAGATATAATTCCTAAAAGAGAAAGAAGTTCTTCTGATAAAATAAAAGAAGTTATTCAACAATTGGATAAAAAAGCAGTAATCCCTAAAAGAGAAAGAAGTTCTTTTGATAAAATAAGAGGAGACTCAGAAGATTCTTTAAACGATTTAGTAGGTTTATTACAAAAAGTAAAAATGCCGAAAAAGAAAAAACAAAGAGCTAAGGAAGTAGAAGTGTTGAAAGATAATTTTGATGTAATGCAACTTGAAGGAAAAAGAAAAGGAAAAAGAGTAAATAAATATAGTGATTCAAAAGAACAAAAAAGACACGAAAAAATGAAAGAAGAAAATAAAAGATCAAGAAAATAATTTATTCTAACACAGCACCTATATCAATATCTTGGAAAGTTTCCATAGCACTTTCCATTAGAAATGACATTCCAAGTCCACCACCTACAACAACGCCTATGAAAATCATTCCAATTGCAAAATATTTTGTATTTTTACTCTGTTGTTCCTTTGGTTTTTTGTTTTCTCTAACATATATATAATATCCAATAAGAATAAATATAAGACATAAAAATACAAATATCATTCTTACCAAAGAAAATCCTAATGATAATCCTATACCTGATACTAATGATAATTTAAAAGTATCCCATAATGATTCTTCTTGTAATGACTTTTTTACCATACTAATACTATTTTTTATCTAATAAATAAATATATTATTTATTTTTTCAAAAAATTACCATTTGTTAACTCAATTTTTTCTATATAATATGGCATCATATATATGATATTTGCATGATGACATAACATTTTATATTTGTTTTATCCGAAACAACTTTTTGGTTTGTAAGTTATTTTTTTTTTTCAAAATTCAAAAAATTATTATTTTTTATTTTTTATTTTTTACGAATCCCTTTTTGGTTTCTTAAATAATTTGGCGTTTTTTTAAAATATCATATCAAAGTTGTAATAAATTACAAAATCTCGTGTGAAAATGCAGAGTGCTTCATCGAAGGCTTCTGTTGCCGCGAAGGGTGTAGTAAAACGCCCCAGAGGGAGACCTCCTGGAAGTAAGAACACAAAGACCTCTTCTGCTACCAAATCTTCGATGAAGAAGAGTTCTTCTTTGAACAAATCTGTCGTTACAGCGCGTCCTCGCGGTCGGCCTCCAGGGAGTAAGAACATTCCTAAAACTTCTGATTCGAAGAAGTACAATGATAAGGATGATACAAGCGATTCATCTTCTGTCGAATATCCGCCGAGAGATGACACTTCCGAGTCTCGTTTGTCAAAAGGAGCAGCTGAGACAAGATACCTTGCTTTGGGAAAGCAGATTACGACAGAGATTCGCACAATTGCAAATGAGGAGATCAAGAAGGTAGATATTGAGAGGAAAATTCGTGAAATTGTTTCCGATGAGATCACGCGTAAGTTTTCTTCAGAGAATATCAAGGCTATGATTTCAAACGAGGTATCGATGGCGATTTCAGAACTTCAGAAAAATCAAGAAGGCGACGGCGACCAAGAAGGCGACGAAGAAGAAGGCGAAGGTGACGAAGAAGGCGACGAAGAAGGTGACGAAGAAGAAGGCGACGAAGAAGGTGACGAAGAAGAAGGCGACGAAGAAGGCGACGAAGAAGGCGACGAAGAAGGCGACGAAGAAGGCGACGAAGAAGGCGACGAAGAAGGCGACGAAGAAGG